ACCAGTTGGGTGATCTTCCCCGCCCCGAGCGGGTGGTGCAGCTGTGCCACCCCGACCTGCGCAACGAGTTCCCACCACTTGCGGCCGCCAACAACGGTTTTGTCCATGGTCTTCCGGTGCAGCTGACCAGTTTCGTGGGACGCCAAGCGCAGATTAGCGAGGTACGCCAGCTGCTGGCAGACAACCGGCTGGTGACCCTGACCGGTGCCGGCGGAGTGGGCAAGACACGCCTTGCGTTACAGGTCGCCGCCGAGCTGGCCGACGAGTTCTGCGACGGCATGTGCTATGTGGATCTGGCGCCCGTCACGCATCCAGCGGTGGTGGCGGTGGCGGCGGCCCGGGCGTTGGGCCTGCCCGACCAGCCCGGCCGCTCCACGATGGACACGCTGCTGCGGTTTGTGCGCGACCGTCAGTTGTTGGTGGTGGCGAGCACACAAATTGGGTCACCCCGTATCGGTGCAGGTCAGCGCGGGTTTACCGCGCCGGTCGAGGTGGCCACAACGGGCTGATATCGGCACCGCTGGCAGCCCTGGCCGCTGACCCGGTTACCACCGGCTGATACGAGCTGCGCCGGGTTACCAGAGCGCCGCCACAGATACGGCCCCGAGAGCCGCGTCAGGCTTTCCTGATGACGCGGTGAGTCAAGGTGCCAACCGGGGCTTCCAGCGAGGGGACCAGGCCGACGCCGTGGGTGTCGCTGTCGGCTGCGGCCTGAAGTCCAACCGTCATGGTCCCGGTAGCCTTATCGGCCTTGACCCGCTTTACATCGACCACGAAGGTGAAAGGCCGACCGTCCGGCAGGTGTGAAAGCACCGTGTCACCGCCGTTGATCGTCTCGATAGGAACCTGATCAACGATGTATCCATCCACTTCAACAATCGCCACGCTTGCGAATACTAGCCCCGGCATTGCGGGGGGGCCGGTCATCACTCCGACCCCTGGCAACCTGTGCCACGCGGGAAAGGGCAACCAGACCCGCGCCCAACTTCAACCCTAGATCGGTGTACAGCTCGCAGCGATGCGCGTACCGTCGCAGTTGCCGGGCCTCATCAGCCCGGTTATCGAACACCTGACGAAAGGGCAACCAATGAAAACCGTCACACCACTACCTGAGCACCTGCGGTCCGCGAAGCAGCGGGTGATGAATCGCCGCCTGTGGGACCACTGGGTGAAGCGTCCAATCAACGCGCATCTCGACCCGGAATCGTCGGTGATTTTTTACGACCAGACGGGCATGTTTGAACACGCCTGGTCGGTTATGCCCGATTCGGATACCATGCGCCGCCTTTTTGAGTACACCGATATCTGCTACTGGTCTCGGGGTTTGTGATGACCGAGCACCCGGTGTACGGCAACCACTTTGGGGGTAAGTGAGATGAAAGCCATTGAGGATTGGACCACGAAAGAACTCCTCAGCTATGTGGCCTTTGTGGCGCTGATCCTTCTCGTCGTGGTCGTCGTGATCGTGGCGGCAGCCACCGGCGAACTTGGCACGATTGGCCGGGTAATCGGGACCGTGTTGGGGGCCATCGTGTTCTGTATTCTCTACCTCCTGCCGACGTTCATCGCGGCGCGCAGGCAGATGCCGCATGTTGGGTCTATCGCAGTGATCAACCTGTTGCTGGGCTTCACCTACATCGGTTGGGTTGTGGCCCTGGCGATGGCCGTGGCTGGCAAGCGGGAGGCGAAGTAATGGACGACGACACCGCGCAAGCGCCACCGGCTGACGAGCCGGAAACCGGCAGCGTCAATTGCCCGACCAGCGCCGATCACACCGTGCTTGCGTGGTCTGCCGACGACGGGTCAGACGAGCGGCAGCGCCGGTCATGGTGGGACACCGGCAGAATCGCCGCGCTAACCCTGATCGGCACCGGCATATGCGGCGCGCTGATTTGGGTTGCGGCACCGCTGGTTTGGCAGCCGACGACGGTGACGACACCGGCCACGCCAACGGCAGCACCAGCGCTGGAGCCGACGACTTCGACTGTGACGCAGACCGTTACGGCTACACCAGCGTCACCGGCAGCACTGCCGACGACGACACCCGGACCGGATGACAGGTTCGCCGCCATCATGCGTGGGCAACACATGCCGCCAGAACTGAACGCTGACACCGCACGCGGCGTGTGCCAGTTGCTTGGGCTGGGTGGCAGTTTCACCAAGGAAAGCGAACGCCGAACGTTGGTGATGAACACCGGCATTACACCGGAGCAGGCCACATCCTTTGTGGGTGCAGCCGTCGAAATGTACTGCCCGCAATACTCGGACAACTACTAAGCATCCAGTGAGGTAATTGACATGAAAACCATTGCAGTAATTGCGATCACAGCAGCGGCGCTGACGCTGGGCACTGGCGTTGCACATGCCGACGCCCAGTCCGACTATTTCAACGACCTGAAATCGCATGGGTTAACCCCGGCTGCGGCGAACATGTCGGAAAGCGCATGGGAAACCATGTCGCTTAAAGCGGCGCGGGACATATGCACCCAGGCGGGTGAGGGGTCCAGTCATGGGCTGCTTAAAGCCAAGTACGAGGCGAACAATCCCGGTAAGACGGGCGTTGCAGACACACTCGTAGACGCGGCAATCATGTTCTATTGCCCGCAGTACTGGTAAGTCAACTCCCACCAGAGGCACCCTAGGTCACTGGCCTAGGGTGCTCTTTTTGTGCCCTGAAAGCCGCTGTGGCCGACGTTCCGGCCAGTCGGCTACTCAGCCGCTAGCCGCGCCGCTTTGGCCTGTCCAGACAGCCAGCCGGTCACCTGAAAGAACACGACACCGGGCCGGACGGTCGTGCCGTCGCAGACTTCCTGACAGAGCCGATACGTCAGGCTCTCGCCACCGGCCACGCGACGAAACACCTCCATAGCCGCCGTCATCATGCGGTCCTCGTTCGTCGTCACAAGTGCGCGATCCCTGAAGACGCATTCATCTGGTTGGCGTTCTTTTCCCAAGACGCGGCGTGAGTTTGGACGGCATGCACCAGCTCCCGGTCACTGGCCGGATGGATGTTGTAGGTGTCGCCGTGCACATCGCCCGCCACATGAACACCCGGTTGGTTGCCCGGTCCCGGTGAGCTGCCCCACCAGCCGGGTTTACCGCCTCCCATGGCGGTGTTGGCACCGAAACCGTTGCCGGACGCCATGCCTGGGATGATCGGCCCGTTGTACCCAGGCTGGTTGGGGTCAGGCTGTGACACGTGCGTCGGCCCCATGCCCGGTGCTGGACCGCCGTGACCCATGCGACCGAGCATGCCAAGGCCCCAATTCAGCACGCCCATACCAAGTTTGACCGAACCGAACTCCAACGGCGATTTCATGTCCGGCAAGAACTGCGACAAGTTCGGCAGGCCGATGGCCTCGAAAATGCCCGAAAGGAATTCCTCACCAAACGATTTGGCGAACCCGTACTCACTACCCCTGCCGTGCCTGCCGGATTCGGCACCCGGCATCGGCTCGTTCATCGCATCTTGGGCTTCGGCCAGCCGGTCGTTGGCGTCGGGGATTTCGCGGTTCTGAATTCGGTCGCGCTCCCTGGTGAGCCGGGCGATGTCCTTCTGGAGTTCCTCGATTTTGTGCTGATCCTGCTCTTGTGGAAACTTGTTCTGCTCCTCGCGTAAACTGTTTTGTGCCTGAGTCAGTTTGGCGTTAACACCATCAGGACCGTTGAGCCGTTCGTTCAAGTCGGCCAGGTTGTCGTTGGCATCCCGCAAAGCCCCACTGCGTCGGCGGTTTTCGCGGTCCCATTCGGGTGTACCGGGGCCGTACCCTTGGCGGTAACCACGAGCACCACCGGGCGTACCGTAGCCCATAGGGCTTGCCCCTGTTGGCATCCCGGCAGGATTAACGGTCGTCGCCCAGTGCACGTGATCGGTGTGCGCGGCGTTGAGAGCGGAGCCAAACACATCACCGAACTTGGCGTTACTGATCTCCCGGTTGTGGTCGAAACCTGGCCCCTGGTAAATCAATTCGAGGGTGTCCTGCCGCCAGTTGGTTGCAACCCAATTGGCAAGCGCCGCCATCTGTTCCTGCGTGCCGTGGAAATCAAAAGCGTAGCCGAACTGTTCGCCACCAGACGAAAGCGTCGGGCCTTTCCAGTCGGTCATGCTCGGCAACGGATGGTGCCACTTGTGGTCGTCCTCGTGCGCTCGGTTCTCATATGAGCCGGTGCCGAACGTGTTCGGTATGCCGAACTGATTTTGCACCCAACCGCGAATGCTGTTTTCGTCGGGCGGTGGCCCAGTCGGATGGCCAGCGCTTGCGCCGAAATCGCCTGCGCCGCCTGGCATTCCGCCTGGCGTGGTGTAGTCGGCCAGGCTTACATGACGGCCACCGGCTGGCATCGGGACGGTACCGTTGGTGATGGTCTCCCACGCGCCAAGACCTTGCGGAGGTGTGCCGTTCCAGCCGGTGAACGCAACGCGGTTGGCAACCTCGATCTGCTGTTCGCGGCTGGCGTGGTCGGCGCGATCCGCAAACATGGTGCCGCCGTACGCTGCCCAAGTAGCTGGCGCGAATTGCAGCCCGCCGTAATGCCCATTATGGCCGGTGTCGGCGTTCGACCAATTGCCGCTGGATTCGGCTTGCGCCACCGCATCCCAGTTGAAACTCGACGGCATGTCTTGCGGCGCAAGAGGACTCGACGCACCCGGCATACCCTGCGGACCTGGCGCGCCATACGGCCCGGGCAGATTCGACAGGTTCGGTGCTGATGGACCTCCCCAAATCGGTTCACCGCCAGCGCTTGCCGCGCCCGGTGCAGCACCGCCGAACGGTACCGGCCATGCCTGGCCGTTATCCGGTGAAACGCCTGGCAGATTCGTCATGCTGTCGGCCAGCCGGTCAACCGCGTCGGCGGTGTCGTTCAGGTCGTTTTTCCATTTTTCCGTCGGAATGTTGAGCGCGTCAATCGTGTTGGCGAAACTGGTGATGGTGGCACCGATCTTGCTCGTGAACGCATCGATGTTGAACTGGGTTGCCGCGCCGAGAAGGTCTTTGGCGTCCTGAAAATGCCCAGTGATGGCGAGCATTCCAGCACCAGCAACGGCCAGCATTTCCGTGATCGGTGACATCACAATGGCTATGCCGTTGGCGAGGAACCCGAAAATGTCGAGCGCCGTCACGGCCCAGTCTTTGATCACCGGCAACAAGTCAATCAGCTTGTCGCCCCACTCTTTGATCTTGCCGATGATCTCGTGATGATGGGTATCGAACCACTTGCTCACTAGGTCTAAACCGTGCGACACCGCGCCGACCGCTGCCTCCTCGAATGGCTTAAACATCAGTGCCGCTTTGTTTTTCAGCGCCTCAATCTTGTTCTCAAGCGTTGCCGTCTTGTCGATCATGTTCTGCGCCGCACCGGCTGCACCGTCGAACGCGTCGGGAGACTGAGCAAGCGCGTCGTTCATCGCCTGGATGATTTTGACGGCGTCGATCCATTTGGTGCCGAACAGCTTGTCGGCCAACGCATTACTGCGTGCCGTGTCGCCGAGCTGTTCAAGTTCTCGGCGGGTTTCGGCCAAACCGTCTTTGAAGCTCACGCCCTCTTTCTTGTACTCGCCCATCGCCTTCGGGATACCGCGAATCACATCGGATGTCGAAATCCCTTGCTGCTCAAGGTCGGCCATAACGTGCGCGGCCTGGCCGAAATTCAGACCGGCCTCTTTAAAAGTTTCGGCCACCGGGCCTGCCAGGTCGCTGGACAGCTTGCCGAGACTGACCCCAGCGTTCTGCGCGTTGCTGACGAGTGTGTCGAGCGCTTCGCTGGCATGCTCCGAGTCGACACCGAAGTCAACGAAAACCTTTGCAACAGCGTCGGTTTTGAGGTCACTGAACCGGCCTTGCAGGTCGGTGACCTTGCGTGACAGGTCGTCGAGCGCTTGTCCCGGTTCCATATGCAACCGGGACGCGAACACCGCCATGGTCTGTCCGACATTTTTACCGGCAACGTCAAGGGTGCCAAAGACTTTCTCGGCGCGCTCTTGCAGCTCTTGGAGTGCCGCACCCGATTCGCCGGAATACTCGACAACCTGAGCGCTGATCTGCTCGAAACCGTCACCGGCCTCAAGCAGTTTCTCGCCCAACGTGATCGCGCCCTCGGCGGCATCCTCGAAAATATGCGCGCCCAGCTCGGCCAGGTGCTCGAAGCCGCTGATGACGGCCTCGATTCCGCCAACCGCCAGGCCACCGAGGGCACCGGCCATCATGTTGGTCATCGAGAAAGTCTTCTGGCTGGCGACGTTGAAAGCGTCGAGCTTGGTGGTGTATTCGTGTTGTGCCGCAGACGATTTCGTCGTCGCCTCTTCAACCTCTTTCTGGGCCTGACGAACCTGCTTGAAGTACTGCATAGACCGCGTACCGTGCGCGTCCAGTGTCGCGTCGTCCAGTTTGCGGACCTCGGTCAACCGCTTCTCAGCCGCCGCCAATTCCTCTGCGGCTTTGGCGGATTCCCGATATGCCGCTGGCAGTTGAGTTTTCAACTTCGCCGCTAACTTGGCGTCAATCTGGTCACCGAGCTTGTCAATGGCCGTGCTGATGCCAAGCCCAAAGTTGGCCCCCTTGAACTTGTTTGAGAATCCGGCCATGAACTTGTCGCCGAACGATGCGCCGAGCTTGTCAGCGCCGCCTATGGCCGCGTCAAAGTTTTGTTGCCACTCGCGACCGGCCTTAGTAGCTGCCTCTTTGATGCCTTGGCTCAGATGTGATGTATCCGGAGCTACGGCAACACGGAGATATACATTGCGGCCAGGTCAATCCTGTTGTCACCGCTACTCGCGTGCGTCATTGGGCATCACCTCCTTTCGCTTTGGAAAGTCGTTGGTTTGACCGAGACACACCGAGCAGGATGAAAGACGGCATCGTGGACCGCTCGCGTGACTAGCGCGAAACCTGCTCGGTGTGCTCGGTCGTTCCTGGCCGCAACAGCAGGCCGACTGTTGCTGCAGGCAGCGGTGGCCAGGGACGTTTTGATGTTCATGCGCGACCGGGGCACCAATCAACGGCGTGGCCGTACCGGTCACGAACGAAATCGTCGGTCAGGCTGCGAGCCTCAGTCGGTGCGTCCCACAGCATCTTTCGGCGTCTGAGGTCCAGTAGCCGTTGCTCAACGGTGCGCGGCTCGGTAGCAATGCTTTTGCCGTACAACTCATTTCGCCTGCGCCGCAAATCGAGGTCACCACTGCTGCTGCGCCGCTCGGCCACTGCCAGCGGTGTCGGAACCGGCTTGACATCGATGACGACAGGACTCCGGTTGCCGAGAAATTCAGCGAGACGGCCACTTTCGGCGTACTGCTCGACTTCGTCAATCGAGGCATCGGCATGCATCGCTAACGAGCGGTAGGCAACCTTTAACGTACTATCAGGGTACGCTGGGATCGCTGTCGGGGCTACATCGACAAGCCGACCGGACACGAGACAGCGTTCGGGGTAGCCGTCCTTGCCAAGCCGCCAATCATCCTCGTACGCCTGAAAGCTGAACGATGAACCAACCAGGTCACCTCGATCAGCCAATTCCCAAACGTCACTTCGCGTTTCCGGCAACCGAACCGAGTAGTCAAGCCCGGTCTTGTCGGTTTTCAGCGCCAGCGTCCCAGATGCGTGCGTTCCCAACAACATCAGCTTGTCGTGTTCAAACCTGGCCACAACCATCGGCCAGCCGTCGCCCTGGCTCTTGTTGAAAAAGCTTGGTTCCAACAATTCTCGGACCCCCCCCATGGGGTGCGACCTTTTTGAAAAAACCGCCGCGTAGCCACCTATTACGCGACCGGGAGCGCCACCGACCAGACTTCTGGTCTCGACACGTAGGCCATTCGAGAATTGCGCGGTGTAAAGCCGCTCGGTTTCTAGTGTGCTGCTTGTCATGTCATATGGCCTCCTGTCGGTAATACGCGACGGCGGCGCTGACGACTGCGTCGGTGATGTCCGGTATGTCGTCTTTGTCCACCCAAATCAGCCATGCGCGAAGCGAATCCGGCAGCGTCTCCCAAATCGGCTCGTTCATCAGCTCGTCGCGTTGGTTGAGTGCGGCGACATCTTGAAGGGTCGGTTTGATGTCGAAGTGTCCGGACAGCCACACCAGGTCATCGTAAAAGTGCTGCGTCACTTCACGATTTAGCATCGCGTGGAGCAGCACTTCCCAAGCCGCCTCGGCGGTGGGCCTACTGCCGGTGCGGTCGTTGATGAAATCCCAGTCGTCGGCCATCAATACGTCATCCTGCCGTCGGGGTACACCAGCCCGCCACGCCCAACATTGGTGGCACTGCCGTAATTTCGGTGCTCAGCCGGGATGCTTTCGCGCACTTCGCGTCCGACCTCCTCGCGCAGCGCGTCAGCTTCCTGCTGTGACTCACCAGCCGTCGGGAGGTCGCCGGAAAGTTTGGCCGTGGATTTTCCGGCGACTATGTAGCGCTTGGCTATCCAGTCCTCGATGTCCACGATGTCGCCGCGTCGGACGCCGTTGTTGTTGCCGTGGAAAGTTCCCCATATCGTCTCAAGCATTCGTACGCGCATGTGATTTTTCCTTTCGTTTTGTGCCCCAACAGCGTGGCTAGTTCTAGCCACGTCGGGACGTTTACGCCGTGTTGTCGGGGTAACCGCTGGCGTTCAGACCAGGGAAGCCGGCTGAACCGGGTACCGTTGCGCCAGCCTGCTTGCCAGCGGTCGCGGTTGCCTTTCCGAGCGAGTTACCGTCGATGAACGCGGCACCGATGGCCATGTCGGACGCTGGCCCCGAAGTGTGTTGCGCGGCAACGTTGCTGACGTTCTTTTCGCGAACCATTCTGGTTGCATCGAACGCGTTTGCGGCTGCGTCAACGTCGGCGCGCGGATCGCGCGGTGGTTGCGGGTCTTGCTGAAATGAGCTAGATGTGAGCGCCATTGGTGCTCCTCTCGATGTGTTCCTCGGTGTCGTAATCGGTTTCGTCGTCGGCGTGATCCTTCAAACGAGCGAGCGTGCGGTGCAGGCAATCAAGAGATTCCAGACGGCAATCCATCGAGAAGCCAACCGTGTCAGCGGCTTCGGCGAATCTTTGCGCCAGAATCACGTCAGCCGGAAACGCGGCCTTCACCGAATCCGGTATGCCGAGCAAGAATTCAGCGGTCATCTCCTGATATGCCCCGTCCCAGTGCATAAGCGCCGGAACCATTCTGATAGCGCTGCGCTCGCGGCCTTCACCGAACGTCAGCCACCAGCCGATGTCGTCGGCGACCTCGTCGGCCTTGGCGCGCAACCAGTCCGGTACATCAGGGCAAGTCATTACCGACACGGCGAGCTGAGCCGCGTCGTGCAGGTCGTCGCGCTCAATGGTCAACTCCCACGGACGCGGCGGTTGAGTTGGCTTGGACCGTGTCAATGCTGGGTTTTCGGTGGTCATATCGCGCGCCTCCCGGCCATCTTTGATACCACGACGAGATTCCTGTTGATCTTGCGCTTGGTGCCCTGCAACTCCTTCATCAGGCCCTGCAACTGCTTCGAGGTCATCGGCCACATCGACATCAGCCGGTCGTCATCGAGTATGCGAGCCAAGGAAATTGCCTGAGCCACAACGGATTGCCTGGTATCGGCGCTCTTGGACAGCTCGCATTCCTCGCGCACCGCCTGCTCGTTCAAACCCATGGTGTCGACCTGTTGCTGACTCGTCGGCAATTCGACAACTTTCGGCGCGACCGGTTTCGGTGCAGGACGCAGACTTTCGGACAACTGGTGGACTCTCGCCTTGTTGGCGCGCTGCTTTCGTTTGGCAGCGGTCCCGGCGGCACGGCAAACAGAGCAGCGACATCCATGCGCGTAGCTGCTTGCGTTGTGCTTGATTTCGCCTGCCATGAACGCATTTTAGTTTGGGTTGACATTCGGCGTCGAATCGAGCGCGCCATCCTTGTCGGGTAACCCTTGGCAACTGACAAAAACTTGTCAGTTGACCTTGCCGGTCAAATTGCGGAATTTTCCGCAATTCCCTTTTCGCGAAATGTTTGCCGTGTTTGCTGGGACGAGCTGGAAATAGGGCAGAAATCCGGTGACTTCTGGGGCCGGTAACACATAACGTGAGACCATTTTTTGGTGCGACATCGAATCGCCGTGCCAAAATATATGGGGTGCCTGAGAGAGGAATTCCTGCGAGCAAAAGAATTCGAGGCATTTGTGCAGGTCAGAGCGTTTGCAGCTAACTTTCTATTGGTGCAGGTCAGAGCGATTTCTGCCTTTCGAGAGCGCTGCTCTGCGGAACACATGTTTGGTTCAAGATCAGCGGTTACAGATACTTTTTGGCGACCGCCTACGAACGGTGTTTGCTGGCGGGTTGCGTTGCACCAATGCCTTTGCCCGGCAAGCGAATCAACCTGCCAACCAGGCGGTCTACCCAAGGTCACGACACCAACTCCTCACCACCCGTTCGCAACCCGTTCGCGCCGTACCGAGCTGCCAGGTGCCATCCATGCGAGGTATTCAATGCTGCCTGAGCCGCGATCCACCGCGCACCGGGTGGGGTGGGCTTCTGCCAGAACTGGCAGAAGTGGCCTTTCAGGCCGCGATATGGCGGTGCCTGAGCCATCCATAGCCGGTCACGGTGCCGTCTTGGCCGGTGTCTGCCGAGCTGCGCGCCGAGCTGCGCGCTGCGCCTCGATGAGTTCGATTTGAGCGCGCCGAGCTGCGCGCCGCTGTGATCGGTCCAGTGATCGGTCCAGCGTGGGCGGTTTCGGGGCTGTGCGTTGATCCTGGGCCGGTTTTCGGGCCGGTTCCGTGCCAGCCGTGCCCGTAGCTTTCGACTTGGCGCGCTCGCGTTCGCGTCGAGCCTTGCTGGCCGCGCTTGGCTTGGCTTGCACGTGGCACTTACCGCCGACGACACCGAGCGCCCGGCGCTGCCGAGCTGTCAACTGGTCTGCGGCCCATTGGTTGCACGGCGTCAGTTGCGGGCATTGGGCACAAATTTCGAGCGCTTGTTCCTGCGCCAACGGGTCGCCGTCGGCGGCGAGGTCGAAAGTTTCATGCTGGCCGACGCACGAACAACCCGGCATGTTCGGCGCGTCGAACAGCAGTTGCATCCCATCGGTGGTGGGGATGCCGCGCTCCCACGGGGTAGTGCCGACCATGGTGTTGGTGATTTTCAATTGTCTAGAAGCCTTTCGGTTGCACAGCTAGTCATCTTGACTTGGTTCCAATTCGACTGCGGCCCACTGCGGCCCACTGCGGCCCAAACACTGGGCCGCACTCGTGCTAGCTATTTGCGTGACTGCGGCCCGTAAGTGTAGGATCGCCGCCAGGCGATCCACACGGGGCCGCGGTCGCAATAGCAAAGAGCGAGCAGTCATTTCAGTCACTCTCCAAATCATCATCTTGGGCCGCAGTCGAAATGGCTTGGTAACTGATCGCGTTGCGCTTGCCCGATACTTCTTTCACCCGGCCATCCATCACCAGGTAGTCGAGCGCTTGCCTGATCGAACCTTCGCGAAACAGTCGGCCTGCCAGCTTCATTGCCGCCAGTAGTTTCCGCTGCGACTCCACGGTGTGATCCGGCAATTCGTAGATCACCCGGTGCACAATGTCGGCTAGCTGTGCCGTCGATACAACGGCTGACCCACCATCGCCCGGTGCTTCTGGTGGCCTGGTCGTTGCCTCGACAACGGCGCTGTTGGTCCCCTCGATGGGTTGCAGCTTCAACAGGTGATGGTCGTGTTCTGGCCCGTCTTTGCGTTTCTGGCGGGTGAGGTCGATCCACGGCGCGTCGTCCTCGCGGCTGGTGAAGTAAACCGTGTCAGCGGCACCCTCGAAAACGGTTGAGCCGCGAAATGTGCTGCCGTCCTTGCCGGTGTGATGCACGCCGAGCACGACACCGCGACCGCCTGGTGTGCTGGCCAGTAGCCGCGTCATCGCGTCGACGACTTCGCCGCAGTCTTTGGCCGAGTTCTCGTCAGCGCCGACCATGCAACGCGCCAGCGTGTCTAGGATGACGAAATCGTATCCGCCCCATTCGATGAGCGCGCGAAGGTTGTTGACGTCGCTTTTGTTGGTGAGGTTGACCGGGTACGGGTACCAGCTCATCATCTCGTCGGAAATCTTTGTTTTCCAACCGGTTTCCCAGGCGTCGGCGCGGCCTTTGAAGCCGAACGCGCCTTCACCGACGACGTAGAGGACTTTGCGTTGTACGGTGTCGCGGCCTTGCCAGGGCTTGCCGGTGGCCACGCATGCGGCCCAGTCGAGGGCAATGAAAGTCTTTGTCGTTCCCCACGAGCCGTAAAGGTATGCGGTGGTGCCTTGGTCTAATACGTTGTCTATCAACGGTTCTGGATCGGGCAGCATTCGGAGATCGGAGCGGGTAAGCAGCTTGTCGGCAAATACCGGCGTCGTTGCCTCGCCGTTGGTTTCGGCCTTACCGTTGGTCTTGAGTTCCCCTGTCTTCCAGTCCCTTTCAGTTCTCGCCATCGCGGTTCACGAGCGTAGACTCGATTCCTGAACGGTCAACCGGGTTCTCAATGCCTTTGTTCCAACCGGATTTGATGCTGGCGCGGCACTGGTCTTTACCGTCCTCGGTCCAGACGCCGTTAGTCCTGGCCGCGTCCTCAAGTGCGGCCATGGAATCGTCTTTGTCGAATCCCAGTTCGGCCAGCCGTCGAGCGCCCCAGCGTAACCGCCCATTCCTGTTGCCGGGCAACGTGTTCGCCACATCGTTGACGACGTTGTGGAATGCGTTGTCGAGCCACCCGGCCAGCCGCTTGTCCATGCTGGCAGCACCGCGTGCGTGACGCTGGGTCGCTTCCCATGTCATCAGTGTTTCGGCGTTGCTACGCCGCTGGGCCAGTGTGGGATTGAACCGGAACATCGACAGGCTGGCCGGTGCCCGGTCAAAGAGCTTGAGCACGGCCACATACCACGACAGCGTTTCGAATTCGCCGCGTGGCGGCAACAGGTGTGCATGCCGCATGTAATGGTTCGCCGGGTCGAGCAGTTCGCGTTCGTATTCTCTAACCCGCTGGGCCGCTTGGTCGGCTAACGCCCAGTCAATGAAATGCGTGCTAGTATTCATATTGAATCCCTTTCGAAGTGGTTCGGTAAGTGGTTCGGTCGGTTCAGTGGTTCCCTCATCACTCAATACGATTGCCCCGGTTCCTGACGCCGGGGCTTTCGTATCTCTAGTCTACCGGCGCTTTATCGCCTTGGCCGGTTTCGGTTTTCGTTAATCGCGCGCTCGTTTTCTGGCTTTCCACCATCGCTTGTAGCACCGTTGGCACATGTCGCGTGCGTACGGTTTGCGTTGGCAGCCAACGGTTTTGCAGGACGGCGCGTTGTGCCGGTAGGTGTCGCCCGCGTTCGGGTCGCCGTAGCGCCACCACTTCTTGTAGTGCCGCCAACAAAGCGAGCGCAACTTGACCTTTACCGGACGGTCGCAGCCGTCAACTGTGCAATGCATTGCACAATTCCACTTCAATTCGGTTGCCTAACTTCAGGTTCTCGTCGGGCATTGGTCTCGCCGCAATCGGGGCAGCGCACTTGTTTTGGCCTTGTGGGGCGCACAAAGCAGACGACGCACATGGGACGCAAAACTTTTGGCTTACCAGTCATCGCCGTACTCCGACAACCGATTTCGGGCGACTTTCTGGCACGTCTCGACCCGATGCGAAATCAACTGTTCCAGAATCACTTTCGCCTCGTCGTAGGTCATGCGATCCACCAAGCCACGAGCTATCGCTATCGGCGCGGCTGCCGGGTGGCGGTCGACGGCTTGCGGTATATCCGTATACAACAACGTCGTTGCCATCTTGGCTGCGTAGTCGGTCATGCGTCGCCGACCATCTCTACCGACAGGTCGGCTGCCACCTTGAGAATCCCTGACAAACGCATGGCCTCCAACGGGGTCAGCCGCAGGTCGTCGGCCTCGGTTTTGATAATGACCTCGCCGGTCGACTTGTCGGTCATCACTTCGATTGTGGGACAGTCTGATCTATCGGACAGGGACAGTCTGATCTATCGGACAGGCCAGGAATGTTATGCCAGCCAACGGATATCGTTCCGTAGTGCGCTCGGTCGGTCACGCTGCACCGCCTCGGGATTGCTTGCGGCGTAAGTCACTCTGACTTGGTGTGCTCATTCTGCCGGTCACCCGTCCGCTAATAGCGGTATCAGCACAGCTTTTTGGGCTGCCGTCAATTTCGGCGCGCGGTCGGCTATGCGCTTGATCACGGCGTCGAGGTCGGTACGCGGGTGCTGGAACGCCTCGTTGGCTTCGGCGGTGATCCTCACCTGGTTGCCGACTCGGTAGCTTTCGACCTGGCCGGATCGCACTAACTTCCATGCGGTCGATTCGCCAATCTTGTTGGCGCGTGCGAACTCCCGCACGGTCAGGACGGGTTCTGTCTTGGCTGTCATTAGTCCTCTCCATCAGTGTTTACCCCGAATTGTTGGGTTGCACTTGACGTTAACGGCGGGTGGCACGGATTACCTGGCAAGCGTTCGACAGTTCGTACGCACCAATTTTGAATGCGCTGGTCAGGGAGTATGGAAACGTACCGATTTTCGGACTAGCCATGGTCCACCTGTCCGACGCGTTGCCCGCTCGGGCACACCGAGACCACCGGCAGACAAAGAAAACGGCCCTGGCGGTCAACCAGGGCCGTTCTCGGTGGGTCTGTGACTAGCTGCGCCAGTCAACCTCGATCAGCTCAGGGTCGAACGCAGCGCCGCGCTTGCCGGTGGGGCGAACCGTCACCCTCACCAACGTGTCAACAACGGTGCGCCGCTGGGTCAGGTCGAGCTTGGCGAACCTGGCGGCAGCGTCGGCGCGTCCGATCAGACCGGCCAACTTGGACGACTGGCGGGCACCGACCAGCCGTGCCTCGAAAGCGTCGATTTTGGCGCGCTGCGCGTCACGTAGGGCTTTGAGGTCGCGCGCCTCGATCAGACCCTCCGCGTAGTCACGCTCGGCAGCCGCGATCAGCTCACGAGCTTTGTTCACGTCAGTCGCCAACGCTTTGGTGTCCTCACCCTGACGCGCGAACAGCTCGGCAGCGTCGGGCCGCGACAACCGCTCCACGATGGCACCGACCACAACCGCGTCGGTGCGGGCAACGTCGCGAGTGATCTTGCCGCAGCCCATCGTTTTGCACTGGTACACGTCGCGCCTCGGGCCGCTCTTGGTGCCGCGTGTACCGGTGCCCAACTTGCGACCGCACTCGCCGCACGCGGCCAGACCGGACAGCAGGAACACGTTTGAGTGCCGCTTGCCGGTGTGCCGAGCCGGATTGCTCAGGTGAGCGACCACCGCGTCAAACAGGTCACGGCTGACGATGGCGGGCCAGGCCACTTGCTCAGCCTCAACGATGCTGGCGTCGATGCGCTGCTTGAGCGTCATCCCTGGCCGGTAGTTCTGGCGTGCACGCAGCACCGCCAGACCCGCGTTGCGTGGCCTGGTGAGCACCTGGCGAACATCGGTGCCGCTCCACCGGCCACCCTTGATGGTCAGCAGACCAGCATCATTCCAGCGCTTAGCGATGCCGTAAAGCGTTGCGCCGTCAAGCAATTCGTTGGATGCCTTGAGGATCGCGTCAGCCTCGACCGGGTTCAGTTCGTTGCCGATGTATCCGAAACTCCGCATGGTGCAACCCTTTCCGTTCTGTGCCTTTTGCCGGTTGGCGAGCTTCTGCCGTGCGCTCTTGCGCTCGACCTCAGCGCGGGCAACCGCTCCCATGATTCTGGCAATAAGCCTGCCCTGGTCGGTGCTCAGGTCAACCTCTCCGGTGACCGTAGCGAGCTGCACCGCGCGCTTGTCGGCAAGGGTGATGAACGCCTCAAGCTCGGCGGGCTGGCGGTGCAGCCGGTCGAGGTGATAGACGACGACAGCGCCGATTGCGCCGCTGTCCACATCGGCAAGCATCGCCTGATACTCGGGCCGTACACCCTTGGACGCACTACGGTCGTTGTCGCAGTATTCGGCGATGCTGCCGGTGTCCCAACCGTTGCGCTTGATCAGGTCGAGGCAGGCCGCGCGCTGCCGGTCAACGGCGGCACCGCTGCCGTCACGGTCGAGGGACTGGCGCAGGTACACACCGATCTTTCCGGCGATGGCGTTGGTGTTTCTCACTGGTGGTTCTCCCTGGTGTCTGGCCCCATTTGGGCCGCTCAAGAGAAGACTCTACACGATTGTCCGATGTGCTGGACAACTGCGAGCACCTGCTGGACGCGTGCGCCGAGCTGGTCGTCGCTCTGCTGGGCGGGGCCCGAGGGCTGAGCGTGCTGGCCACCAGCCG